CAAGATTATGAAAATAAAAATTACAAAAATATACGAAATGATTTTACTAATATTAGTAAAATCCAAATTAATTAATAGATAGAATAAATATATTTATACTGATTTATATCTTTATCAAAGTTCTCCGCTTTCTATTCGAAGAACGTTTTTCATTCGATTTTTTAGACTTTGTTTTACGCGACTTTGTTTTACGCTTACGGCCTCCAAAAAATTGTTGTTCTATCATTCCCTTTTTCCATAATCTGGCACCATGACCAGTCATAGGTTCAGAAACATCATCAAATTCGGGATCTAAATAATTACTACACGAGAAATCGAATAATACAATATTTCTTACTCCATTTTCACGCAAATGCATTACTATTTGTTTCAAAGTAATCTCTCCGCTATCACCGTGATGACGGCGTGTGCTCAATATTTTAAATAAATCTGGTTGTCCAACTGCATTTAATAAAACTACTTGCCAATCATAAAGAACATGTCTTCCTTCGACTTCTGTTGTATATGTTTTGTTCAACATAGGTTGGCCTTCTTTGAATAATCCAGTCAAGTAACCGCTATCGTATGTATGGACATAAGTACTTGTCTGTGCATCATGTTTTTCAGAACTTCTCAACCTTTGTCCTGTAACTATTTCTTGTTTTTTTGCTTTGAATATCGGAACCATATCCTGAACGATATCAAATGCATGTTCAATATTCTTTTTATCTAATTCTTGAATTAAAATATACTCAATATATTCATTCAGTTTATCATCTGTCATCATATTACATGTTCCAGGAGGAATCTCTGAATATTTTATAATATTCATACCCGCAGGAACAGTAAATTTGGGAACATCAGCAAAAGTATATGACGGTTTTCGTTTTAATTTAATAAGTCCATGAGACGCAATCGACACAATAGCCGTTTCGGGATAAGGATAACTAAACTCCGTTGTAGCTGCTCTTATTTCGGGTTTATCTCTCGATCGAATGAAACTTAAAAACCAATTCCCAAATGCTTGCATTTCAATATATATATACATACTACAAAGATAAAAATATAAAATTTGGGTCCTGAAACTCCATTGTATGATATCCAGAGTGATATATCACACAATAGTAAAATAGTACTAACAGAAATAATTATAATAAAATACAATATATATATTGTAATAATGAATTTGAATTTAGCTTTATTTGGATTATTTTTATTTTTAGTAATAGCAATAGCTATATATCTTGGTGTAGCATACTATTCAAAACGTAAATCACCCCCAACACCAACGCCAGGTGTTGCGCCAGGTGTTGCGCAAGATATTTTACCCGGTATTGTTACGCCTGGATTCACATTCCCACCTCGAAATCAAGCAGTTTATCAAGTAGTTTATAGAAATCAAGCAGTTTATACAATACCTCCTTTACCTCCTTTTCCAACAGCCATTAATTCTAATATGAATATTTACGGAATTGTTTTAAGTAATTATGATAGTAATTATCGTTTTTCAAGATACATTAATACAGTATATTTTTTGACAAAATATTCATCTAATATTGAAAGATATGATATTGCATTTTACTACGTTGATATGTGTATTTCTTCTGTAATATCAAATTATTTAAATATATTGGCATCATTTATAAATGAACTTCCAACATCATTTTTAAGTTTATTCAAAGATTTGAATAATTATATTGTAAAATTGATTGATGAATATTCACCTAGTTATATTTGGGATAATTGGGATGCACATAATGCACATACAGAAAGATGTAGAAATTATTTGAATGATATTTATTTACGAATGAATAATTATATAAGTAATACACCTCCTCCTAGTACTATTACTACCAATCAGATACAATTTCCAACTAATGTTTATAAATATTATAATGAAAAATATCGGGATGATGATCGAAAATATAGAGATGTAATAGATGTATACGATGATATTCTTTGTATATTTTTTTTAATTCGTTATTTGACCAAAGATCCAAACAAATATGCTGCTGAATCAAATAAAAATATTAATTATATTTGTCAAATAATATTTAATATTTCAAGTAGTACATATGTATCATTGAATGATAGAATTTATAAAAATATGAATTATTATGAAACAAATGAAAAGATGATTGAAGTTGGAATAATGGGGACTATCAATACTATTAATATTTATATATCACATTTCAGTGACATATATCCTAGTTTGATAGATAATTATAAAAGGCAAGATTACACAAAAATAGGTATTGATTTAACTCGTTTGATTGATATGTAATTTATTTTTTTCAAAATTCCGGTTCATGTTTCTTAAATAGACACCCTTGTTTCGGCAAATTCGGCACATCTACTATAAAATTCGGGTCCTGAAACTCCGTCGTATCCAACCATATTTTCACTATACAAAAATTCTTTTTCGGCGACACTGTAATTCCATTAATGTGTTTATGATTCACACGATTAACAGCCAATGTTTCCCCACAAGCCAAATAAAACAAATTTTTCCACACTTCGCCCACTGATTTATTAACAACTTTGTAAGAAAAACATCCACCGCTCCTATTTTTCGGATCTTCCCACATTGGCGCAATTCCATCCCGCATCAAAAAAAGCATACAACTTTTCACTATATTATCATTCATTTTTTCATTCAGAACAATCACTTGTTCGGCATAACCAATGTCTCCCAAAATAACCATATAACTAGACAAATCCCATTTCGTGTTCTGTGGTAAATGATAATATAATTTCCATTTACCATTTAATTTGTTTTTTGGAAGTGGAATACTCATTGCATCCATATCGGTCATATGCCTGTACATTAAATCGTATAAAAATCTTTATGTATTTTTTTATACGATTATTTGATTATTCTCTTTTCGCTTTTCATGTATTTTTTGCGTTTCTTTTATATATTCATTATAAAAATATCGCGCTTGTTCAACAAAATATATTCATCATACTTCAACTCATAGATATCAACATTATTGTCCATCAAAAAAATAGTATATCCTGTATCAAATTTATAACATTCCAATTGATGTTCTAATAAATGTTTCACCATTACAATCGAGAATAATTCGTTTCCTACTACATACCAAGACGCATCTATTTCAAGCGGAATGCGCCGTTCCATATCAGGATGCACATATTCTATTGATAAAAACCGAATCGTTGATTTTTCAAATGTATCAAACACATAATCATTTTTTATCAAACGCGAAATCATATAATTTTCGTCTATTGTTGAAAAATTCATCGATATCCATGGATTATACATGTCATTTGTATATAATGCATAATTCATGAATTCATTCTTTATTAATCGCATATAATCATCGTAATTATCATCATCATCTGAATCATTTATATACTCATAATTACATTCATACTGAAAATTATAGTTATCATAAGTCAATATACCTACACGTATCCAACAAGAATTCATTGGTTCAATACGACGGTTACATATTTTTGAAAACATATATTTCATACTATAAAAGCAATTATCGCATACAGAATGTATGAAATCATTACTATAATATATTCTGTTGGTACAATCACGAATATTATTTGATATTTTCGAATAACACATTATCATTTTTAATGCGCATGCATTTGAATTTACTCCGTCGTCATCGTTATAATGATAATCATCAAAACTACCATATTTACAAAAATTAAATAAATAACTTATAAAAGTATTTATTCGAGACATTTCTATTTTATCGGTATATTTTATTTTGTATTATATTTATATATGTTATTTAAATATTTAAAAAAAGATTTATCCACAATACTACTTGTATTTATTTTATTATTTTTCATTTTCATTATAGGATTCAATTTATTTTATGAATATGATAATAAAAAGAATAAAAAAGAAGGGTTTCATGGTGAAGAAAAGAAAATCGCATTTTGTTTTTTGATTTACGATTCCATCAATCACGAAGAGTTATGGAAAAAGTTTTTCGAAAAAAGTACCAAGAGTAAATATAATATTTATATTCATTACAAAGAGAACTTGCCTCTCAAATATTTCGAAGAAAATAAACTGGATCATTGTATAGAGACTGCATGGGGACACAAGTCTTTAGTACAAGCTTCTAATTTGCTTTTCAAAAAGGCATTTGATGATACCGCGAATTATAAATTTGTTCTTTTAAGTAATTCATGTATTCCTCTTAAATCATTCGACAATGTGTACGATTTTTTGACAAAAGACAATATGGGATATGTGAATGAATCTGGGTATAGTGATTATTACAAAGATTTCGATATTTATAAACGGAATCCTGAACTTTTTGCAAAAACATCGCAATGGGTGATTTTGAATCGTGAAATTGTTGAAAAAATTGGTTTGGTAGATGACGATGTCATTGAACAAAATTTCAATATGTATGGTCCAGATGAAATATATTATTATACTTGGATGAAACATCACAATTTAGATGATCAAGTTGTAAAATTCAATAATTTGTCTTCGGGTGCGACTACATTCACATATTGGTCTGATATGCCCGAATATCCATTTCCTAAAAGTTCGGCAAGTCCATATGCATATGACAAAATATCTACGGAAGAAATTGATTATCTCTTGGCACAACCCTGTTTATTTGGTCGAAAATTCAATAAAAACTGTGTAGTTGATGGTTCGATCAAGTTAGACGAATATGTTGCAGATAAATTGTAATATGTTGTTTTTTGAAAATATAAATAAATACGAGAAATTTATTTATAATATTGGCAATGTCACTACTTACAGATCTAATGAAATAGTATTAATGTTTTTATCCGAAATGTTACGTTTTCTACGGTTTGTTCTTGTTGGACCATTTGCATTTTGCATATCTTTCAAACTTGTGATTGAAATAACGGAATCGTCTTCTCCTCCATAACTACTACGTGATGTATTATTTGGAGTTTGCGGTGGTTGCTGTTGCTCTTGCTGTTGCTGTGGTCTAATATCGATTTTGGTTTTTGGTTTCAATCCAGATAAAATATTGTCTATGTCTGTATTTTGCGGACCTCTCATTTCAGGACGTTGTACTGGCTGTTGCGGTGGTTGCATATTGAAAGGCTGCGATGGCGCATTCGGGTTCTCATATTGCGATGAAATGTCCGCGCCCTTTTCCCTGAACATTGCGCCGCGTGCCATCGACACATCCGGTCTATTCGAGCCATCCGGTCTATTAGTAAATTGCATTGCCGAACCAGGTCTTGGAGGAGCCGGCATATTTTTCGTCTCTAGAGGCGGCGGAGGAGGTCCCATATTTCTCGACGGACCTGCATATTGTTGCGGTTGTTGCGAACCTTGTTGATTAAACATCTGACTCGCCATTGCAAACCCAGGGCTATTTTGCGACATACTATTTGCAGTTGCGTTTGTGAATGCACGCATCAATTCAGGACTCTGTTTGATGACATCATTGAATGCAGGTGTTGCAGAAGAAAGCGCCTTATTTGTGAAATTCACCATTGCAGCCGAAAATCCCAGACGCAAAAGCAACGACAACTCTGGCGCCAATTTGCCACCCTTATATTTCTCATGCAACTCTCCAAATATCTCATCATAAGAATCAATATCTTCATTCACTTGCTCTCCCCAACCATCCAAATTGATGTCGAAAGGATTGAATGCCGAGTTTGCGTACTCGAGGGAATTCACAAACGTCATAAACCACCATTGCTGCAATTTTACACTGTCTTTTTTACGTTTATCTTCCATTGCCGCTTCATACTCGTCTTCAATGTCTTCATAAGACGAATCTGCAGTCACATTCGACCCAGTTTTCAATTGCCCCTTTTCATACCAGTCATCCAATTTCTTCAACATTGCATTCTTTTTGCGTCTCCTGTCACGTTCCGACATTTTCGACACATTGGATGCAGGAATGTCGGCAGACATCTTGCTAAATCCGTCCCATGTTTTTGTATTACCCATCGAATCCACTGTCGCCTCGCCCAATTTAGAATCCGTTCCAGTATCTATTTTCACGGTCTTTGCATTTGCATCGTCCGTTGTTCCTAGACCAAAAAAATTCGCAAAATTGTTCAATGTTCCTCCAAGCCCCACTGTTTTATTTGTATTTGAACTATTATTACTACTCGACAAATCGTTCAATTCCTTTTCCAATTTATCCAATTCGCCTAAATCAATATTCATGGATTCTGTAGGTACTTTTTGCGTAGTATTCATCAAAAACTCCAAACCGCCTCCGGAAGAAGAATTTCCACTATCTAAATTAATAGAATCGAGTGAAATAGGTTCTAAATCGCTTAATCCAATATCAATGACTTCCATTATGATAATCAAATACTATTTATTTTTAAGTTCTCCGCAGACAATATTATTTTATCATATAACTTTCATTTTTCATATCAATGTCTAAAATGACCCATTTTTTATTGACCGTGTACCACAATCCTTGCAAAAATGCGTCGGCTAAATCGTCTTTTTTCTTTGAAGAATCAAAGGGGTATTGCCAACAGGATATTTGTTTATTTTGTTGGAGAACCTTGGCACAATAGTAGACACCGTCACGTTTATGTTGCTTATATCCGCTGTTGATTTCTTGTTTCTCTTGTTTCTCTTGTTTCTCTTGTTTCTCTTGTTTCTCTTGTTTCTCTTGTTTCTCTTCTACTACATCTTTTGATTTAAATGTTTTCAGTTTATTTGCAGAAGACACAAATTCAATGTGGCATCCTGGGACACGCATAATGAAATATTGCGCCAACATACCTTGTACTGTTTTCATACGATTCGCTATAGGTGATATTTGGTTCTCTATTATTACATGTGTAATTCCTACTATGTTGGTATTTTGATCAAGTGCCAACATCATATTTTGACCGAGTGTAATCAAGTCGAGTTCATTTGCCGATTTTTTTTTGACTTCTATTAATTGGAGCGAATTTTGTTCAAAGTGTTTTTCCAGGTTCTCTATTGCCGATTTTTTTGTTTTTTGTATTTGTAATGAATATTTTTTAGAGTGTTCATTGAGTTCTTCTATATCCATCTTTTTTAATTTGGAAGAAGAGAACCTGTCTTTCGGCATAATGAACGGTGTTTCTTTCGCGTGTTTTTCGCAGAAATGTTTCAACGGATTATTGATTCTATATTTGCTCGATTTTTGACATTGTGTTTGAATATTTTTCTTTTTGTTTGCTGCATTTTTCGAAAAGAGAACCTGGCATTTTTCGGAGATTTGTGTAGGTTCTCTTTCTATTAAATTGAGAACTTGCCAATCTAATATTTTAAGTTCTGTTTTATTAATTTCGAAAATGCAATAGGCCATGTTTTTGATACCTACATCGAAACTGATAATTTTTAATTGGTCGTTCATGTGTATATTATATGAATGAATGATTATTTTTATATTGATGTGTAAAATTGATGTGTTTTTTGCAAAATTGAAAAAGAGATTATATTTATTTGTTATATTCAAAAAATTATGCAAAGTATTATCGATTATTATTCTCGTATCAAAACCGAAAGTATTGAGAGACAACGGAAATATCAAGAGAGTAAATATGGCGAATTGGAACATAAATTGAAAAGTCTATTGGGAGCTGAATGGATATATTTTGTAGAAGAAACTGTGTTTGATAGTGATATTGCTGCATATGAGAGACATTATGCGGAATTGAGTGCAGAGAAGCAAAAAGAGATACTTAATAATGAAGAAAAATGTCGAATTTGGAAAAAAATTATTTGTGGTGAAATGAAAATTTGAAAAATGAAAATACAAAGTATAGGTATATTATTATTTTATATAGTTATTATATATAGTATGTCTACTGATTTACTTTCACAAAATGGGTTAAAAACGAGTGCTGAATTACCTGCAGCAGCTGCTGAATTACCTGCAGCAGCTGCTGAATTACCTGCAGCAGCTGCTGAATTACCTGCAGCAGCTGCTGAA